GGCAGCGCGAGGTGCTCAGTGATATGGCGGAGCATATCAAGGCTAACAAAGCTCTAGCTGATGCCAAGCAGCCTCATCAAAGCGATGACTCCATGAAAGCTATTGGGGATGATGAGGTGGCCTACAAGGTCTTGCGGGAGGCGATCAGTTCGGGCCGGGGGATTGGCAAGTCGGCGTTGGTGTCGTGGGTGGTGATTTGGATGCTTTCGACCCGGATTGGGTCTACGACGATCATTTCGGCGAACAGTGAGCCTCAGCTGAGGTCGGTGACGTGGGCTGAGATCACAAAGTGGTTGGCGATGGGGATTAACAGTCACTGGTTTGAGATCAGTGCGACGCGGGTGCTGCCGGCGAAGTGGTTGACTGAGCTGGTTGAGAAGGATTTGAGGAAGGGCACGAGGTACTGGGGGATTGAGGGTCGGTTGTGGAGTGCTGAGAACCCGGATGCGTATGCGGGGGTTCACAATTTTGACGGTGTAATGGTGATTTTTGATGAGGCGTCGGGTATTGACGATGCTATTTGGTCGGTGGCGACGGGTTTTTTCACTGAAAACACGCCGAATCGTTTCTGGCTGGCGTTTTCCAATCCGCGACGCAATGTGGGGTACTTTTTTGAGTGTTTTGGGGCGAAGAGGGACTTTTGGAAGACGAAAGTTATTGATGCGCGGTCGGTAGAGGGCACGGACAAGGCGGTGTATGAACAGATCATTGCGGAGTACGGTGAGGACTCGATCCAAGCGCGGGTGGAGGTGTATGGGGAGTTTCCGGCTGCGGGTGAGGATCAGTTTATTTCGCCGGTGGTTATTGATGAGGCAATGAGTCGGCAGAAGTGGAAGGATCAGACGGCGCCAATAGTGATTGGGGTGGATCCGGCGCGTGGGGGGATGGATTCGACGGTGATTGTGGTGCGTCAGGGGCGGGACATTGTGGCGATCCGGCGGTATAAGGGGGACGACACGATGACGACGGTGGGGAATGTGATTGAGGCGATTGAGGAGTTTCGGCCTGCGTTGACGGTTATTGACGAGGGCGGGCTGGGGTACGGGATTCTTGACAGATTGACGGAACAGAGGTACAAGGTTCGAGGGGTAAACTTTGGCTGGAAGGCCAAGAATCCGATCATGTGGGGCAATAAGCGTGCGGAGATGTGGGGCACGATGAAAGAGTGGTTGAAGACTGCTTCGATACCGCAGGATCGGGCTTTGAAGTCTGATTTGCTGGGGCCGATGAAGAAGCCTGACTCGTCTGGGACGATATTTCTGGAGGGGAAGAAGGAGATGAAGGCTAGGGGTTTAGCTTCTCCTGATGCGGCAGACGCGTTGGCGGTAACTTTTGCGTACCCGGTGGCTAGCCGGGAGTACAATCCGAAAAGCGAGCGTCGCGTGACTATGCAGGGCGGCGGCGGTGTGGTTAATTCTTGGATGGGATCTTAATGCCACTAGTAAAATCCACCAGCAAAGAAGCCTTCCGCAAAAACGTAAAGGCTGAGGTTAATGCTGGCAAGCCTGTGAAACAGGCGGTTGCTATTGCCTACTCTGTTAAGCGTGAAGCATCTAAACCATCTACACCAAAAAAGAAATGAATCTGACACCTTTAAGCAATTGCGTACTGATTGAGCAAGATGTTGAAAAGTCAAGCGGGCTGATTGTTTTGCCTGAGAGCAAAATGGCTAGTGGGGTTGTAGTTGCTGCGGGCCCGGGTCTTCGCAAGGAAGATGGTACGCTGGTTCCTATGGATTTGGTGGTTGGTGACCATGTGCTGTTTGGTGAGTATTCCGGGCAGAAGGTTAAGCATGACGGCAAAGAGTATCTTATGATGCGTGAGCCTGACGTGATTGGGGTTTTGAATGGCTGATTTGAGTTCGGCGGGATCGGTAGCCAAGGGTGGCAAGAGTGGCGGCAAGTCAGAGTCTGACGTGCTGTCTACAGCTCGTGCCCGGCTTAACATGGCGATTTCCGCTTACTCAGAGAGCCGCGAAGATGAGATTGACGATCTTCGCTTCTTTGCCGGGTCGCCGGACAATCACTGGCAATGGCCTCCTGATGTTTTGGCGACTCGTGGGGCTGTGCAGGGTCAAACGATCAATGCGCGGCCTTGCCTGACTATCAATAAGCTCCCGCAGCACGTTCGGCAAGTCACGAACGACCAGCGCCAGAACCGTCCTGCTATCAAGATCATTCCTGTGGATGACAAGGCGGACACCGAGGTTGCCGACATTTATGACGGCCTGATGCGTCATATTGAGTACATTTCTGACGCTGATGTGGCATACGATACGGCCTGTGAAAATCAGGTGGCGTACGGTGAGGGCTACATCCGCCTTCTGACCGAGTATTGCAATTCAGACTCGTTTGACCAAGACATCAAGATTGGCCGGGTGCGTAATTCTTTCTCGGTGTACATGGATCCGACGATCCAAGACCCATGTGGCTCGGATGCCAAGTGGTGTTTCATCACTGAGGACATTCTGAAAGAGGATTACGAGCGGATGTTCCCGGATGCGAACCCGATTTCCACGTTGCAGACGTTGGGGGTTGGGGATCAGTCGCTGTCGCAGTGGATCAACGAAGACACGGTGCGGATTGCCGAGTATTTCTACGTTGAGCACGAGAAGAAGACCCTGAACTTGTACCCTGGCAATGTTTCTTTGTTTGCAGGCTCTGCCGAGGACAAGAACATGAAAGCGATGGGCATGAAGCCTGTTCGCACTCGTCAGGCGGATGTTCAGAAGGTCAAATGGTGCAAGATCAACGGCTATGAAATCCTTGAAGAGCAAGATTGGGCTGGCAAGTACATTCCTGTTGTTCGGGTTGTTGGTAACGAGTTTGAAGTTGATGGTCGTATCTATGTGTCTGGCTTGGTGCGCAACGCCAAGGATGCCCAGCGCATGTACAACTACTGGGTCAGCCAAGAAGCTGAGATGCTTGCGTTGGCACCAAAGGCGCCGTTCATTGGGTACGGTGGGCAGTTCGAGGGGTATGAGCAGCAATGGAAGACGGCCAACACGCAGAACTGGCCTTACCTTGAGGTCAACCCGGACGTTACGGATGGACAGGGAGCAGTTTTGCCCCTACCACAACGTGCCTTGCCTCCAATGGCCCAGACAGGCCTTATTCAAGCCAAGATGGGCGCTTCGGACGATATCAAGAGCACGACGGGCCAATATGATTCGAGTCTCGGCGCAACCAGCAATGAGCGGTCTGGCCGGGCTATTCTCGCGCGTGAGAAGCAAGGCGATACGGGCACGTATCACTACGTAGACAACCTTGCTCGCGCTGTACGCCACATTGGTCGGCAGATCATTGATATGGCGCCGAAGATCTATGACACGCAGCGTATTGCGCGGATTATTGGCATAGATGGCGAGACCAAGATGGCGAAGATTGATCCTACGCAGCAAGAGCCTGTGCGTAAGATTGAGGATCAAAACGGCGTTGTGCTTGAGAAGATCTACAACTTGGGCGTTGGCAAGTATGACGTTTGCGTCACGACTGGCCCAAGCTACATGACCAAGCGCCAAGAGTCTTTGGATGCGATGAGCCAGTTGTTGCAAGGCAATCCTCAGTTGTGGGCTGTGGCTGGTGACTTGTTCATCAAGAACATGGATTGGCCTGGGGCTGAGGAGATGGCCAAGCGGTTCTCCAAGACCATTGATCCTAAGTTGCTGTCTGACGATGACAAGTCGCCAGAGCTGCAAGCTGCTGAACAGCAGATCCAGGCGATGGGGCAGGAGATGGAGCAGATGCACCAGATGCTCCAGAACGTGTCTAAGTCTATGGAAGCTCAAGAGCAGCGCAGGCAGGACTTTGAGGCTCAGATCAAGGCATTTGATGCCGAGACCAAGCGTATTAGCGCTGTGCAGGCTGGCATGACGCCTGACCAGATCCAGGATATCGTGATGGGTACGATTTCCGCTGCATTGGACACGGGCGACTTGATTGGGCAGATGCCTGGCCGTGAGTCAATGAGCAATGAGATGCAAATGCCTCAAGAAGGAATGCAAAATGAAGGCTTCTGATTTCGTAGGGATGCTGTTTCTGGCGCGTGACGTTGCGCACTCGGTGCATCTGAATACTCGTAGCTTTGCCAAACACATGGCTTTGCAGGGCTTTTACGAGGAGGTCGTTGGGCTGGCTGATAGCTTTGCTGAAGCCTACCAAGGCAAGCATGGCCTAATGGGGCCTATTTCTTTAATGTCTGCCAAGAAGACCGGCAACATTGTTGAGTTCTTGCAAGATCAGATGGAAGAAATTGAGGCGGAACGCTTCAAAATTGTGGATAAAGACTGCACGCCGTTGCACAATATCATTGATGAGATTGTTGCGTTGTATCTCTCGACCTTGTATAAGCTCAGGTTTTTGGCGTAAGGAAAAAAAATGGAACTTCTTCGACCTTTGAATGATGCTGTTTTTGCAGCTAAAAGCGTTGCTTATACGGGTACGGCTGGCGTTACTGGCACTTGGCCTGCTGGGCCTCAAGGGGTGCTGGTCTGGTGTACGACTGACGCTTACATTTGTGTTGGTGAAGCCGCAACGGCAACCACTTCTGACACGCCAATCCCTGCTGGCACTCCTGTTCCGTTCTTTGTGCCTCAAGGCACTGGCGGCCCTTGGGTTGTGAGCGCTGTGCAGGTTGCATCTGGCGGCACTTTGTACGCCAAACCGATTAACATCCGATGAGCTGGGGCGTAGCACTCCGGAACGCCGTTGGGCTGGGGCTTGGCGGGATACCGTCTTTGCTGAATGCTCCGCCCTATGCCAAACTTGCGTTTAACTTCTTGAGCGGTGAGCTCGATTCCCGGATCACCTTCTCCCGTACCAGCAACGCCACGCTGATCGGCTCCGACGGCCAGCTTCAGTACGCACCGCACAACCTGCTGACGTACTCGGAACAAGTGGATAACGCGGCTTGGACGAAGACAAACTCGACCATTTCGTCCAACCTTGTTGCCGCACCTGATGGCACGGTTACGGCGGATAAGGTCGTCGAAGATACAGCGGCAACAACGTCGCACTACGTTCAGTCGACCATCATCACATCGCAAGCAGGTTTGCCATATGCCGGTTCAGTCTACGTAAAAGCCGCAGAGCGCCGCTATATTGCGGTCACCATGACAGGCGGTGGTGGGGCGGATCGCGGTGCGTTCTTTGACGGGCAAACCGGCGCGTATACCGGCGGGTTTGCTGGCGGTCTCCCGTACACCGTTACGGATGTTGGCAACGGCTGGTTCAGGTACACACTGGCGGACACCACCACGGCTGCGGCGGGCTATGCGATTCGCGTTTATGTCTGTGACGCGGCAAATAACATCTTGTACACCGGCAACGGCACGTCCGGCCTCTACGTCTGGGGCGCACAGCTCAACGTAGGCGCTTTGCAGCCGTACTACAGCACCACGGTGAAGAACCTGCTGGGCTTCACGCAAGAGTTTGATGACGCTGCTTGGACAAAGAGCAATAGTACGGTTACTGCCGATGTAACCGCTGCGCCAGATGGGTCAATGACTGC